GAAATGAGGGATAGTAAAATTCTCTCTATATTCTCCACTTGATGACAATGCTATCAGCTGTGACTTGTACTTTCTTGATTAAGGCTCTAACTATGTCTCTTTGAGCCTCATAGTCCATCTCTGAAATATCTCCTTTTTTCAAAGTTTTCTTTATTTTGGTTTTAGTTTCCTCTTGTTTGAGTGTTGGGTCATTCTCCAGCTCTTTTTCTAGCAAGCCTCTCATATTTAAAAATTCAGCAGATTTTGCTTGTAATTCTTCCAGAGTAATTCTGTCATCTATGTATAGGTCATTGAGTCTACTGATTTTCTTAGTCAATTCTTGTATCTGTTTTTGATAACTGGCACGGTCAATAGCCTCTTTTTGGTTGTCTGAAAAGATTTCATCTAAATAATCAGTGTCATGTTGTAGCTTATTGACCTCTTGCAAGACAAAAGCCTCAAGGTCATCCTTGTAGTAAAAACCTGAGTCACACTTTTTGTTATCATTGTATGTAGTAACTCCCTTTATTTTTCTAGGGTGCCTTTGATGACATTCATATTTTATAAATCTAGTGCCATCTTTTCTAATCACGCCCATCAAGATTTTTAGGGGCGCTAGACAGTAACCGCATTGAACGATACCAGAAAGCATATACTTTGACTGGAATGGTCTGGGGTTGACGTTTTCAGCTGCAGTCCTTTGCCTGATTTTGAGCTCTTTTTGGGTTTTATCATAGACCTCTTTTGTGATAATAGGCTCATGATTTCCCTTGTATATTTCTCCTAAATATTGATTATAACCACAGTAGACAGGGTTATCTAAAATCGTCCTGACTGCTCTATAATTCCACGGTATCGGTTTAGGGTATTGCTCATTGAGGTCATCTCTTAATTTAGTGATTGACCTACCTGAGAGATAACTCTCAAAGATGAATTTAATAACTAGTGACTGGGCTGGGTTGATGGTCACTGTGCCAGTCTCTTTGTGATAGTCATAGCCATATGAGGTCTTAGTCCACATCATGGATTTTCCAGATTTAGCACGGCCTAGCTTACCCAGTTGCATTCTCTCCTTAATTTGTTCACGCTCCAGCTGAGCAAAAACACTCAAGAGTCCTATCATAGCCTTGCCAAAAGGCGTAGAGGTGTCAAAATTCTCTTGTAAGCTCAAAAATTCAATCCCATTCTTGATGAATACATCCTCAATCAAGAATAGTGTATCTTTCTGACTACGGCTAAGACGGTCTAGCTTATAGACTAGCACAGTATCAAATTTTTTCTTGTTAGCGTCTTTGATGAGGCTCTCTAACGCTGGTCTTTCAGTATTAGAGCCTGAAAATCCTCCATCAGTATAGACCTTGTAAACCGTCCAGTCCTTAATTTTACAGTAAGCCTCTAGCTTATCTATCTGCTCATCTATAGAGTACCCCTCCTCAGCCTGATTGGTAGTGGATACTCTGACATAGATAGCCACTTTATTTGTTGATTTCATTGCTTTTGTACCCCCTTTTTGATAAAATAGGGTATAGAAAAGAGGGCTTTTCAATGCCTGTTTTTCTATACATCATGCCTCATGCTCAGAGTCGCCAAACTTTGTGAGCGTGAGGTCTTTTTTTATTTGATTTTTACTTCCATCTCTCCACTTAATTTCTGAGATACAAGTGAGTTGCCATCATCTGTCTTGATGTGTAACATTGGATATAAATTAAAGTCAACTCCATTGATACCAGCCCAAACATTAAAAGCCTCATGTTCTTTTACTTTCAAACCATCAGCAAATGCTTGTAGGTCAGTTTTAGAGTAGTATTTATAATCATTTGGAACCTTTACATATAAGATGGTGTCTTTGTTATAAAAAGTATATGTAGAAATATCAACCCCTTTATCAGTTAAATCTTTCTTAAAGTAGTCAATAAAGTCAGCCATCTGCTCTGCTGAAATTCGTGGTAATTTATCATTAGTTTTAGAGCTTGCCTCTGTTGTCTCTGTAGTGTCTTTTTTCTCCTCTTTAACCTCACTTGTTGAGGCCTGAGTAGTAACTTTAGGCGCCTCAGGTATTTCTGTCTTAGGTGCTAACCCTAGAGCTTGCAGAATAAAGCCAAGTACAGCTAGGACTAGAAAGCCCCCTACAATTATTTTGATTTTTTTCATTATATTTTCTCCTTTTTTATGGTTTATAGATTTCTACGACTTCTCCGATTGTACGGATGTCATCATTTTCTGTGAGTGGTATTTCCTCATAGCTATTATTGAGACTTTGTAAATACCATAACCCATTATAGTCTCTTTTAAGTTTTTTGACAAAGTTTTTACCGTTTACCTGAAAAATACCAATAGAGTTGACATCAACCTGACTAGTGACTTTGATAAATAATAAGTCATTATCATCTATAAGTGGCTCCATAGAGTCCCCAGCTACCTTAGCAATAGTGTCATAGCTATCAGGCACATCATCAGCTCTGAGTTTGACTTCCATGTGTAAATTATCCTCTTGAAATGCCCCATAACCTGCAGCTACTAACCCCTCAACATAAGCTGTGACAAAATCATCCTGAGGCTTTTCAAAAATAGATAGAGGGGTATCATTCTCTTGCTCCTCAAGTTGAGTCTGAGCATAATACAAGACTTTTTCTTGTCTATCCCTTGAGAGTTTACTATATACAGGCAAAATTTCAGCTTGTTCTAAATCAATGCCGTTAAAATAATCTAATGGCACATCAAAGAAATCAGCAAGGATTTTGACAGATGAGAGTCTAGGCTCCTCCTTGTTGTTTTCCCATTTTGAAATTCTACCCTTGTTAAAATTGATAGTGTCAGGATATTCTTTATTAAGAGTATCAGCTAACTCCTCAAGAGTTAGATTATGGCTTTTTCTAAGCTCTTTTATTTTATTTCCTATCATAGTTGTTGCTCCTTTTCTATAGATATAATACCATAAAAGTTGCGAAAACACAAATATTTTTAAAAAAAATAAAAAAAGTTGTTGACAACGAAAAAATAAAGGTGTATACTAAAATCATCAAGGTTGCGAAAACGCAACAAAAAAAGAAAGGAGATGTCTATGGCAGGTGTATTGGAATTAGATAAACCATACCATAATTTAAAGGGTATCATTGTCTCAAAAGGATTGAAACAGAATGATATTGCTGATAAGTTAGGGATGGATAAGTCAACATTGAGTGTAAAGCTCAACCGATACAAAGGGCGAGATTTTACATTCTCAGAGGCAAGCAAGCTGGCAGAATTGCTAGGTATCAAGATGGAGGATTTCTAGCAGTATTTTTTTACTCTAAAAGTTGCGAAAACAACAACAAAGAAAGGAGCAAATATGAATGAACTTATTGAGGTTACACTAAATGACAATCATGAGCCAGTGATTTCAGGTAGACAACTACATGAGGCGCTTGGAGTTAAAACAGAATACAGAAAATGGTTTGGAAGAATGTCAGAGTATGGCTTTGAAGAAAATCAGGATTTTGCAAGGGTGACCCGAAAATGTCCGACCCTTGGAGGTCTGCAAGATATGACTGACCACATCATCAAGCTAGACATGGCTAAAGAAATTGCAATGATACAGCGAACAGAGCGAGGCAAACAAGTCAGACAATACTTTATACAAGTAGAAAAAGACTTTAATAGCCCTGAGAAAATCATGGCAAGAGCCCTGCTCATGGCTGACAAGAAAGTCCATCAGCTAGAGGCTAAGATAGAGGCTGACCGTCCTAAGGTACTATTTGCTGAGGCAGTCAGTGCTAGTCACTCATCTATCCTGGTTGGAGAGCTTGCTAAGCTACTCAAACAAAATGGGGTAGACATGGGAGCTAATCGCTTATTTAATTGGCTCAGAGCTCACGGCTATCTCATTAAGCGAAATGGGCGTGACTGGAATATGCCAACACAAAAGAGCGTAGAAATGGGACTCATCAGAGTCAAAGAAACCAGTATCACACACGCTGACGGCCACATTACAGTTAGCAAGACACCACTTGTCACTGGTAAGGGTCAACAGTACTTTATCAACAAGTTTCTAAGTCAGGAACGTTTGACAAGCTAAAGAAAAAGCCCTCAAATGACGGCTAATCAATTTGAGAGCTAGAAAAATACTTATAAGGTAATTATATCATGAAATCAATAAAAAAGAAATGGGAGCCACGGATAATAAATATTATGGCAGATGGTTCACAGGTTGACAATTTGTCAGGGTACATTATCCCTGCAGGTCATTCATATTATGACATTATCGGTAAATACTTAAAGAAAGGAGCTTAAATATGAGGTATGCAGTACATCATAAGAAACACCCACGAAAATTACACATCTATCAATAATGCTTTCACTCAAGATAAACAATTAAAACCAGCCACGATAGGGATATTAGCAGTAATCTTAACCAACAAGGCTGACTGGGTAGTCTATCCTGATGAAATTGCAAAGCGTTTGGGAATTAGTAGGCGTACTGTAGATGAACATTTTAAGCTCTTAGAAAAAACTGGTTACCTCAGAACTTACCGATTAGGTCACGGTAGAGGCAAAGGGGTCACGGTTCATAGATTTTTTTCAGATGTGCCAATCTCAGATACCTACTTTGAATATTTGAAAGAGAATTTAGAGAGGGAGTTATCCACAGGCAAGGGGATAAATTAAAAATACAGTTGGAAAAT